GGTCATGAAGGCCCGATAAAAAATTAGTTAATGATTCCAATGGTATGGGTAAGGAATAGTAAATGAATTCAAAAAAAGGAAAGCTCGTAAATCAGAAGGAATTCGCCACTATCATGGGTGTGTCGTCGGTATCGGTGCATAAAGCAATTAAGCGCGGGCGCATTTCTGTGATTGAAAAAGACGGGGTTAAGCTAATTGATCCAGAGGTTTCTAAAGCTGAGTGGGTAGCAAACAGTTTAAGGCCTGGCAGAATAGGCGGCACTGTTCAAAAAGAATACGAATCAGGCGAGCTAGAGGCTAAGCAAACGGACTATCAAAAGTCGAGAGCATTGCGTGAAGGACTCAGCGCAAGGATGCTACAGGTCGAATTGCAGATGAAATTAGGCCGTTTAGTTGAGGCTGATAAGGTCCGTGTAGAGTTATTCAACCTTAGCCGCAGCCTACGCGATGCCTACCTTTCACTACCCGATAGGTTAGCTCCAAGCCTTGCTCCGGCTATGGACCCTCAAAAAGCGCACGCAATTTTAACGGAGGAGATCGTCAAGATCTTAGAAAGTTTTTATGAAGCCCAGCGACGGATCCAAACTCTGCCTTGATGCAATTCTAGACGGACAGAAGCCAGACCCTATTTTGACCGTTGACCAATGGGCTGATAAGTATCGCGTGCTTTCTTCAGTGAGCTCGGCTGAGCCTGGATTGTGGCGAACAAGCAGAACACCTTATTTGAGGGAGATTATGTCCAGCCTCTCAACCCTCAACCCAGCCAGAGAGATTATTTTTCAAAAAGGCTCACAGCTCGGAGGGACCGAAGTTGGTTTGAACTGGATTGGTTATATAGTTGACCATAGTCCAGGGCCTCTTCTTTCTGTTCAGCCTACTGAAGGTTTAGCAAAGCGTTTCAGCAAGCAAAGGATTGACCAGCTCTTCAGGGGTAACGATCGATTCAAGGATAAGCTTAGGCAAAAAAAGTCACGAGACAGCAGTAACACCGCGACCATGAAAGAATTCAACGGAGGGATTATGGTTATTTGCGGAGCCAACTCAGCGGCTGGACTTAGGTCGATGCCAGCTCGCTACACAATGTTGGATGAAATTGATGCATATCCAATGGACGTGGACGGTGAGGGTGATCCAGTACAATTAGCCGAAGCACGACAAAGAACGTTTGCGCGCCGAAAGACTTACAAGTGCTCTTCACCAACAATTGCAGGAAGAAGCCGAATTGAAGCAGCTTACGAGAATTCAGACCAAAGGAAATATTATGTCCCGTGCCCTCTTTGTGATTTTTATCAGGTCCTGAATTGGGATCGAATTCGTTGGGAAAAGGGTAAGCCTGAAACGGCTCACTACCTTTGCTCTCACTGCGAGGGGCAGATACAAGAGCACAATAAAACAATCATGCTAGAAAAGGGTAAGTGGATAGCAGAGAACAAAGACAAAGAAGGCGGTCGATCCGTTGGCTTTCATTTGAGCTCACTTTACAGCCCCCTTGGAATGTACAGCTGGGCCGATGCAGCCAAAGAATTTATGGAGGCTAAGGACAACCCCCTTACGCTTCGAGTTTTTGTGAACACTGTTTTAGGTGAAACTTGGAAAGAAAAAGGGGAAGCCCCTGAATGGCAACGGCTATTTGAACGACGAGAAAACTACAAGTTCAATGTAGTTCCAAAAGGCGGGCTTATGGTTACAGCCGGTGTAGACGTTCAGAAGGGGCGCTTTGAGTGCGAGATCGTAGCTTACGGAGAGGACAAGCAATCGTGGTCATTGGACTACAGAGTGATTGAAGCCGACACGACAAGCGTTGAGGGTTACAAAAAGCTCGATGAAATCTTGAATGAAACTTTCGAAGTTGAGGGAAGCAAGGCAAGGCTGAGCGTTCGGCTAATGGGAATTGATTCAGGTTACAATACGCAGGCTGTTTATGAGTGGGTGCGAAAACACCCTGGCCGAGTGATTGCGCTGAAAGGCTCTGACACTCAACAAAGTTTGGCCGGACTTCCAAGTGTGGTTGATGTCAGTTATCAAGGTAGGAGAATAACAAGGGGCGTCAGAGTGTGGCCCGTTGGTGTTGGTCACGCAAAGACTGAGCTGTACGGGTGGCTAAACTTAGATAAGCCAACTGAGCCCAATGAGCCATATCCAGCTGGTTTTTGCCACTTCCCAGAATATCCCGATGAATACTTTAGGATGCTAACGGCTGAGCAAATTGTTGTTAGAACAGTGCGGGGCTATCGAAAATATATTTGGGAAAAGATACGCGAAAGAAATGAAGCATTAGATGCAAGGGTCTATGCCCGAGTCGCCGGTGCTGTGGTGGGCCTTGATCGATTCACGCAAAAGGATTGGAATAGTATGAGGGAGGCGTTAGTCTCCGAAAATGAAAAGCAAGAAAAGAGTCTGCAAAATAAAAAAGGTGGAATTAAAACCAAACCTTCTTCATTCTGGGACTGACGGAGGTTTTTAAATGGCTTGGACGCAAGCACAATTAGATGCTCTTGAGGCTGCAATAGCCCAAGGAACAACAAAGGTGAAATACTCCGACAAGGAAGTTAACTACCGATCTCTTGATGAAATGATGCAAATTCGAGATAGAATGCGCGAAGAGCTTGGAATAACTTCTGGACGAAATAAGAGAATACTGTCGGAGTTTAGCCGTGGATATTGATTTAAAGCCAAACGCACTAGACAGAGTCATCGGCTTTTTTTCACCAACACGAGCAATAAGAAGAATTAGATACAGGGCCGCCCTCAATGTTTTGCAAAAAAGGGGTGGATATCACGGAGCTGCAAAGGGCCGTCGAACAAAGAACTGGAATGCAACCGGCGCGGACGCTGAAGTTGCCCTTTCTTCTGATCTTGCAACACTTCGAAATAGGTCACGAGATTTAGTTCGTAACGATTCTTTTGCAAAAAAAGGCGTGAACTCAATTGTTTCAAACACGGTAGGCACTGGGTTTATTCCAAAGGTTTCGGACAAGAGATTACACCGATTGTTTATTGAGTTTTGTGATTCAAAGAGCTCTGACTTTTATGGAAAAATGAACTTCTTTGGCTTGCAAAAGTTAGCCTTCAAAACACTTGTGACTAGTGGCGAGGTTTTGATTCGCAAAATAAGAAGTGAGGACAGAGAGTTTCCAGTTCAGTTTCAAGTTCTTGAGCCAGACTATCTTGATGGCACAAAGTACGCGCAAGACGACAGCATTCGAGACGGCATTGAGTACGATGATTTGGGTAGAATTATTGCTTATCACATTTATAAGCAGCACCCTGGCGGAAGAGTGCGAATCATGGATCGAACATATGAGAGCGTTCGTATTCCGGCTTCAGAAATTTTGCATTTATATGATTGCGACAGGCCAGGACAAATTCGAGGTGCGCCTTGGACTTCAACCATTATGCTTCAGCTTCGAGACTTAGGTGACTACGACGATGCTCAACTTCTTCGCCAGAAAATTGCAGCTTGTTTTGTAGGGTTTTTGAAAGATAACCAAGATCCAATCAACCAAACCGTTGCAGAAAACGAAGAGCAAAAGCCAATGAGTGATCGATTTGAGCCAGGTGCTTGGGAAGTATTGCCTCCAGGTAAAGAGATGCAGCTTGCAACCCCGCCAGGTGTGGGCGGTGACTACGATCCTTACATGCGAAGGAACTTAATTAAAGCCGCTGCAGGACTTGGGATAAGCTACGAAGCTTTGACTGGCGATTTATCAAACGTAAACTTTAGCTCTGGCCGAATGGGTTGGATTGAGTTTCAACGAAACATTGATGACTGGCGATGGAACTTATTCATTCCATGCTTCCTTGATGACGCATTCGCTTGGTGGCTTGAGGCAAAGATAATTGCAGACCCTAACGTGTCGAACAACACAAAAGCAAAGTGCACATGGACACCGCCGCGCAGGGAAATGGTTGATCCTGTTAAAGAAACTCAAGGTATGAAGGATCAAATTCGAAGCGGTCTTTTAACTCTAAGCGACGCTGTGCGTGAGCTTGGTTACAACCCTGAAGATCACTTTGAAGAATACAAAGCCGACATGGAAATGCTAGATAAGCTAGAATTAAAATTAGACTCAGACCCTCGTAATGGAGCAAAATCAAGTTCACAAGAGCCAGTGGAGGTTTCTGAGTCTACAGATTCAACGGATGATACCGAAGATGATTCAGAAGAAGGGGAGGTTACAGATGAAAATACAGACCAGTCAGCGTCTTCAGTTACCAGCGAATAACAAGGCTGAAGTTGAAAAGCTGTTCATGAGAGCGGCACCAAAACCTTCTTCGTACAATGCTGAAGCAAGAACAATGGATGTTGTTTTTAGCGCAGGCACCAAAGGGCTTCGACAGTCTTGGTTTGGTGAATACTATGAAGAATTAGAAATCAGCGATACAGCAATGCGACTTGATCGATTTAACAACGGAGCTCCAGTCTTAAAAGATCATCAAGGAAGTTTAGACAATGTTATTGGTGTTGTTGAAAGCGCAAGGATTGAAAACGGCCTTGGTGTTGCTACAATTCGTTTCAGCGATGATGAAGATTCACGCAAGCTCGTTGAAAAAATAACGAGTGGAATTATAAGAAAAATTTCGGTTGGCTATATGGTTTACCGATATGAAGAAGTCGGTGGAGATCCTGAAGAGGAAACACCTATTTTTAGGGCAACCGATTGGGAGCCGCATGAACTGAGCTTTGTTGCAATACCTTTTGATGATGCAGCACAGGTCCGTTCATCCGGTGAAAAATCACAATGTACATTTGAACTACTACACTCAGGAGAGGATAAGATGAAAAAACGAGAAGAAGAAAAAAAAGAGGTCGCTGCTGAAGAGCAAGTTAAGCAAGAAACAAAAGCAGTAGAGCCTTCTGAAGAGAAAAAAGAAGAATCAAAAGAAGATGGCGAAGAGAAAAAAGAAGAAGCTGCTGAAGAGAAAGCCTCTGAAGAATCTTCTGAATCATCTGAAGAAAAATCAGAAGAGAAACCTAAAGAGGGACCTGCTGAAGCAAGCAGAAGTAAAGAAATTTTAGAACTAACTAAACGAGCTGGATTGAATATGGACTACGGCCTTGAGTTAATTGAGGCAGGTCTTAACGTTCGACAAGCAAAAACGCTTATCCATAAACGATGGGCAAAGGAAGGGAATGAAGTGAAAATTGACGGAAGAGTGACCGCTGGGTCGTATGACGAAAAAGATGTTTTGGCTAGAGGTGTTACAAATGCACTTCTTCACCGTGGTGGCCAAGAAGCTGAGCTAACAGAAGAAGGAAAGTCTTTTAGAGGATTCACCCTTATTCGAATTGCAGAACGATTTTTAAAAGTTCATGGAGAGAAAACAGATAGTCTTTCTAACTATGAAATTGCAAAACGAGCTTTGTCTCGAAACTTTTGGCAATCTCGTTTAGGGATGCACACTGTTTCAGACTTTCCTAATGTTTTAGCTGACGTTGCTAACAAGTCACTTCGACAGTCTTACGAGCAAGCTCCACAAACATTCCGACCTTTTGTTCGGTTTACTACTGCCCCAGATTTCAAAAACATCAATCGAACTCAGTTAGGTGAAACACCAACTCTTGAAGAAATTGGTGAGCACGGCGAAGTGAAGTACGGAACAATTGGAGATTCAAAAGAATCTTTCAAAGTTAAAAGCTATGGAAAAGCTTTGGCCGTTACGCGACAAACACTTATCAACGATGATATGGACTCTTTGAGCCGTATCCCTGGATTGTTTGGTCGAGGTGCAGCTAACTTAGAATCAGATTTAGTTTATGAAATTCTGACTTTGAACGCTAATATGGCTGACGGAAACCCGCTATTTGACGCGACTCACGGTAACCTTGGAACTTCTGGCGCACTTGGAGAGGTAGCTTTTGCAGAAATGCGTAAGCTTGGAAGACTTCAAACTGGTCTTGATAACGCAACTCTTTTGAACATTATGTTTAAATACCTAATTGTTCCAGCCGCCCTTGAGGTCGAAGCACTTCAAGAATTGAGCGCTGTTTTGGCTGCAACCACTTCAAACGTAAACGTGTTTGCAAGTTCACTTCAGCCAATTGTTGAGCCACGACTTGATTCAGCAAGTGCTTCAAATTGGTTTGCTGCTGCAGATCCAGCACAAATTGATACGATTGAAGTTGCTTACCTTGACGGAGCTTCAGGTGTTCGCATCGAAAGTGACATCGACTTTGATACTGACGGAATGAAAATCAAAGCAATGCATGATGTAGGTGTGAAAGCAATTGACCATAGAGGTTTATTTAAGAATCCATACTCTGGTTAATAATTAAACTTAATTCGAGCCTGGCCAATTTAACGTTGGCTGGGCTTTCACTTTTTTAAATAGATAAGGAGATTCAAATGAAAAATTTTAAAGGAATGGGAGATGTTGTAACAATCATCGCTACTGGCACAGTCACTAGCGGTCAGGGTGTTGTAATTGGAGACCGATCAGGAATTGCGTGTCATGACGCTGTTACCGGTGAAACACTTCAGGTTTTAGTCGAAGGTCTTGTTGAGTTTGCAAAAACGGGTGTAGCAATGGCTGTCGGCGATAAACTTTACTTTGATGCTGCTGATGAAAACGTTCAAAAAGTCGCTGATTCAGGAACAAACAAAGCTATTGGTTGGTCTGCAAGTTCAGCAGCTTCTGGAGCTACTAAAGTTCTTGTTAAGCTAGGCGCATTCTAAATAGGGGTGATTTTGAGTGACCAGCTGGAGGGATATGACAAAACAGGTTATGAGTTCTTGCCGAGATACTTTCGGCGAAGCTGTGACCTATACCCCAGTTGGTGGCTCAGCCGTTCAAATAAGCGCAATTGTAGACGAAGCCTTTGAGGCAGTTGACCCAGACACGGGTGCAATTGTGATTGCTCAGCAACCTAAAATAGGTGTTCGATTAGCAGATTTAGCAGCGGAGCCCGCAAGGGGTGACGTTTGCGTTGTTAGAGGATCTTCTTACAACGTTATTAAGTTTGAAACAGATGGTCAGGCTGGCGCAGTCCTGCTTTTGCATGAGGTGTCTGCGTGAGTTTGTTGAGAAAGCAAATTCGACAAACACTTGTAGCGGACTTAAAAGGCGAAACTGACGCTGACGTTAGGGTTTATTCAAACCGAGTAAAGCCGGCGTGGCAGTCAGAACTTCCAATTATTCTTGTATACACTCGATCCGAAGACGTAAGCATTTTTGCTGAAAGCGGACCGCGTGAGTACGCACGAGACATGGTGCTTTCAATTGAAATCATCACTGACGGGGCGGACACAATTGACGATGACCTGGACACAATAGCGGCTCAGGTTGAATCAGCTGTATATGAAATATTTGAAGACGGTGTTTTAAATCAGATTGCTGACAAAGTGGATTTAGGAAGTGTTGACCTGAACATTGATGTTGATGGTAACAAGCTTTTTGGGTCCTGCATTTTGAACTACATGATTCGCTACCGAACAGAAGCGGTTATAGACCCAAGCACACTTGAATGGTTGAAGCGTGTTGATACTCAGTTTGCAATTCCTAGCGGAGTGACTGCTGACTATCCTACTGACACAGTTTCAGGATTGGAGAATTTATAAATGAACAAAGTTCTAATTAAACCTATGCCTGGCGTGAAAGTTCCGGACCCTGAAAAGGGCGGCCACCTTCCAGAAGCCGGTAGGAAAGTAACAATGAATGTTTTTTGGAGGCGAAGGCTGAACGATAATTCAATCACGGTTGAAGATCTTAAGACTACAAGTCGTCCATCAGTCACAATTAAAAAGAGAGGGAGGAAAATTTAATGACAATTTCTTTTAATGATATTCCAAACAACCAGCTAACGCCGTTTGTTTTTGTGGAGTTTGACAATTCAAACGCGGTTATAGGGCCAGGCACAATGCCACTCAAAACGCTTTTGATTGGTAACTTGCTAAGCGCTGGTACAGTTAGCGAAGCAACTCCAAAACAGATAACCAGTATTGACCAAGCAGATTTGTTTTTCGGAAAAGGCTCAATTCTTGCTGACATGGCAAGGGGTCATTTTCAAAACAACCAAAGCAATGAAGTTTGGGCTATAGGGCTTGATGATGATGGCGGAGCTGTTCAGGCATCTGGATCTTTTGTTTTCAGCGGTACAGCTACAGAGAGCGCAACTCTTTATTGCTATATTGGTGGATACAGAGTTTCTGTCGGGGTTGATAGTGGCGACACTGGGTCCGACGTTGCTACTGCACTAAAAGCAGAGCTTGCTAAAAACGATTATTCGCACTTGCCTATTAATTCCGGTGGATCAGCTGGCACAGTTAATATTGAAGTGAAGAACGGTGGATTGTTTGGAAACTCTCTTGATCTTCGAACAAGTTATTATACTGGTGAAGAGATTCCTGCAGGTGTCGCAATCACTGTTAATCAGCCGACTAGCGGTGACGGTAACCCCGATATTGCTACAGCTTTGACAGCTATTGGTGATGAACAGTATCACGTTATTGTTCACCCATACCTGGACACAAGTAACTTAAACACTTTGAAAACAGAGCTCACCAATCGATGGGGACCTCTTACACAAAACGACGGGTTTTCAGTTGTTGGAAACAGCGACACTTTTGCAAACCTTTCAACGTTTGGTGACACAAGAAACTCACAGTTTGAAGTGTGCGTCGGTCTTAAGGGATCGCCAACACCTCCATGGAGAATTGCGGCAGCAGTTGGTGCGGTCGTTGCTTACTACGGACAGATCGATCCAGCTCGACCGTTTCAAACTTTGGAGCTTTCCGGCGTGCTGCCCCCCGCGATTGCTGACAGGTTTACTCAGGCTGAGCGCAATTTACTTTTAGGGGATGGTGTTGCCACAGTTCGCACGACCGCAGGCGGCTCAGTGGTGATTGATCGGCTTGTTACGACTTACAAAACAAACAGTAACGGGGCAATTGATCCAAGCTATCGAGATTTGAACACTGTTATGGTGCTTTCATACCTTCGATGGGACTGGCGTAACTACGTTATGCGAAAGTATCCACGACATAAGCTTGCCGATGATGGAACAAGGTTTGGAGCTGGACAAAAAATTGTTACCCCAAGCCTTATGAAGTCAGAAGCAATTTTGAAATTCACTGAGTGGGAGAGCATTGGGCTTGTTGAAAACTTAGCGGACTTCAAACAAAACTTGGTCGTAGAGCGAAACAGCTCGGACGTTAATAGATTAGACGTATTGCTACCGCCTAATTTGATTAATCAACTAATCGTAGTTGCCACACAAATTCAATTCAGACTGTAAAGGAAGGGGTTTTAAATGAGAAAAGGCGGAATCATAGAAGTTCAAATAGACGGTGAAATTTTCCAAGCTAAGGGTGCATTCACTTATGGCTCAGGAAAAAACACCAGAGAGGCAATCGTTGGTCATGACACTGTTCATGGTTACAAAGAAATGCCAGTAGCTCCGTTTATTGAAGGGGAATTTACCGACGGCCAAGAGCTTTCGTTAGATGCACTTTCAAACATAACGGACAGCACTGTCACTCTTCGATTGGCAAACGGTAAAATAATAGCTCTTCGAAATTCATGGTGTACTAATCCAAACGGTTTAGGCGCAGGAACTGAAGAGGGAAATATAGCAGTTCGATTCGAAGGACTCAGAGCTGAGGAGATCTAAAAATGAGTAACACCATCCACACGCACAAACTCAAAGAGCCGATTCAAAACGGCACTGAGCAAATAACCGAACTCGAATTTGTAAAGCCCAAGGCGAAGCATTTAAAAGCGCTTCGTCTGGGCAATGCAGATATGGGTGACATGCTCGCAATTGTTTCAAAACTTAGCGGACAGCCAAGCCACGTTATCGATGAACTTTCATGGGAAGACACAATGGAGGTTGTTGGATATGTGGGAAAATTCTTGCCCGCTGGCCCAGAGACTGGAAGCTCGCCGTCGGAGTGATCGCTGTCAACTTCCACTTTCCATCGCAAGAGCTTTGGGAAATGGATGAGGACGACATTCTTTTCTGGATAGAGAGGGTTGAGGAGATAAGAAAGCGCAATGGCTGATAAAAACCAAAATGTGAATTTGATTTTCAAAGGGCTGGACCGAGTGTCTGGCCCTGTTCGTGATATCAATAAACGTTTAACTACTTTGCAAGCTCCAATAAGAAGGCTTCAAACTCAGTTATCAGCTCTTGCTAGAACTTCTGGACTTGCCCAGCTATCACGCGGCTTTATGGGAGTTGGCTCTTCAATATTCAATCTAGGCGGACAGCTTGCCTTTACGGCTGTTAAGTTCGCAGCTTTAGGTGCAGCGGGTTACTATGCGTTTCAAAGAATCATAGCCAGCTCAATTCAAAGCGTAAGTAAGCTTGATGAACTTTCTGAGCAAACGGGCGTTGGTGTTGAGGCTCTTCAAAAGTGGCGTTTCGCTGCTGAGCAAAGCGGTGCTTCGGTTGAAAGCATGGACAAGTCGTTTCTTAAGTTCTCACAAAACTTAGGTAAGCTTAAGGGCGGCACAGGTGAGCTTTTAACAATTCTCGGAAGAGATAGCCCGTTTCTTGAGCGGCTTACTTCAATTGATGATACAAACGAAGCTTTCACGTTTTTTATTCGTCAACTTCGAGAAGTTCCTAACGATGCAAACAGAGTGACTCTCGCAATGAGTATGCTCGGACGAGCTGGGTCTGGAATTATTAACGTTGCAATGATGAGCGACGAAAGGCGCGAAAGCATATTTGCATTGAGCAAAGAGCTTGGCGAACTTTCAGCAGAACAAACAGCATCCGCTCGAGCTGCTGGCGATGCAATGAATGTTGTTGAAGTTCAGTTAAGAAGGCTTAAAGAGTTTATTGCTGTTCAGTTTTCACCAATTGTTAAAGAGCTTTCTCAAAAAATAACTAATTGGGTGCAGAAAAATAGAGTTCAGATTTTAGATTTTGCAAGTCAGTTTGCAACAAAGATACCTGGATACATTGAAGAAACAGTTTCAGCCTTTCGAAATTTAGCAAAAGCCTTAGAGCCAATAGGTAAAGCTGTTCGATGGATACTTGCTGAAGATTCAAGAATTAAAATGGCTCTTGCTGGCCTTGCTGTTTTAATTTCGGGCAATTTAATT